AGTTCATAATCTCGGATGCGATGGATTTCTTACGGTGAATAAGAGAGTATATCGTATGGTCGATTGTACCACGACCAAGCAGATAATAACAGGTTACATTGTCCTTTTGCCCTATACGGTGTGCACGGTCTTCACATTGACAGCAATCTGCATATGTCCATGCAAGTTCAATGAAAGCAACATTTGAAGAAGCTGTGAGTGTGAGGCCAACGCCGGCTGCTTTAATGGAACAGATGATGAGTTGCACATTTGGGTTATTCTGGAAAGCGTCTACGGAAGCCTGTTTGTGTATTGCGCTATCACGCCCTGTAACTGTGACGGCTTTCGGAAATATCTTTTGCAGTTCATCTACAATCTCATGAAGCGAGCAGAATACAATCAGTTTTTTGCCACTGTCAAGAAATGTCTTGATAAAGTCTACAGCTTGTGCTATTTTACCTTTGGTGGCCAAGGAACGAAGCGTCATGAATCTCACAAGTGCTTCCATACGCATCTTACGGCGTATTTCCCAGTCTGTACATTCTGTATATTCTTGTAGGTATGTAGCGAGATCGGAAGCTGCAAGATTGTATTCGGCACTGTTGGATATATCGACATACAAGTCTACTCGTGTTTTGTCAGGTAGCTGGGGGAGTACTTTTGCTTTTTCACGGCGTATCATGCAAGTATCATAGAGTTGCCGAGATAGTTCGGAAAGTGGTACAGCCGGTTCCGCATCCTTGTCTTTCGGATCAGTGCAATAGTCGGCTATGAATTTTCCGCGACCTCCAAAGTCGTTTAGTCTGTTCATGATAGAAAGCTGCGCTATCAAATCTTCTGGACGGTTGACAACAGGAGTACCCGACAGGAGTATTACCCATTCCTTGCCAACAGACAAACCTTTGGTAAAGATTGTTTGCTGTGCTGACGGGTCTTTTACACGATGGCTTTCGTCAATGATGATTGACTTGAATATTTGTATTTGAGGACAGAATACAACATCTTTGAGACGGAACTGCTTACTTTCCGCTTTGATGTCCCAAACAAAATATTTGCGCAAACTTTCGTAATTTACCACTGCTACCTGATGTACTCCCATAGATAACAGGTAATTCCATGTCGTACGTACAGTATTGTCAAGAACGACCGCAGATTTATCTGTGAATTTTTCGAACTCGCGTTGCCAGTTGATTTTGAGCGAGGACGGGCAGATAACAAGACAAGGATATGCATTGGCTGTATCAACAATGCCGATACTTTGCAATGTTTTACCTAATCCCGGTTCGTCACCGATAATAAGACGGCGGTGTTCCAGCCCATAAACTATACCTTCACGTTGGTAGTCGTATGGTTCAACGCGTAGATGATGTTTGAGTTCGTTCATTGTTGTATTTCCATCCATTAAGTTCGTAAACACGTTTTTTTGCTTTCTCGCGATCGTAGAATTTCGGTTCACTAAGTACCGGAGAGGCTGATTGAAAACCATCTGTTACCTCTGTATAGCGGTATATACAGAATCCTCGTCCGTGTGGAGCATAATAATATTGTCCTACTTTCGGTTTCATTTAAATTCTTCTATTTCTGTGATTAAATCCTCCTTGTCAATTCCCTTGATGTATTCGTTGAGAACAAGGTCAATGCATTGGTTATAGAACTTTTCAAATTCGTGCTGTTCCATGGCAGCAAACGATATACTGAGATATTCTATTTCACGTTCACCGTATTCATTGAGAGTGTTAGTGAAATAGCCAAGGTCACGTTTGAATCGACGAAGCATATCCTGCTCGTTATGTATTTTCCATTTTTCGACCAGTGGTAGAGGCAGGTTTTCGAATGTGAGGCGTACCAAAGCGAAAAATTTTTTGTGATGCTCATAATTGCGTGGATTGCTTACCTTACACTTGACTACATTACCAATCTTCAAGTGTTTCTTTAGTTCGAGGTCTGTATTATACAGAGGAACTAATCCATATTGAGTTACTTTGCAATATATATCCATTGTTAATTGTCTTGTGGAGTTAAACACCAGTACTGGAAAGCCAATTCTTCATATTTCTCGCGTCCACGGTTGTAGACCTTATCATCCCGATTGATGAACTTCTTGAATACTTTGCAGTTCTTTTTGCTGATAGCATAAATGAAATCACGGTTGGAACCTGCAATGTCCATATACCAAGCACGACTCCTGTCCCAATCGAAGAAGTCAATCGCTTCTTCAAACTGTTGTTGTGTTGAGGCAAATGTGGTTTTAAGATCACCGCCGAAAAGACCGAGCCACCAATCCCACTTACATCTTGTATCAAGTGAAAAGGGGAAACCGCAATAAGTAAATTGTTGTTGTGTGTTTACCATGAAACGCTGTGTTTCGGCATAAAAAGGAACTCATCGCGGCGTGCTTCCATGCGAAGTGCTTTCTGCATTTCTTGTGCATGTCGGAACTCATCTTCGGTATATTGTTCATCATCTACTGTCAGGCGGTAGTAGTCTACTCGTGCTGGTTCGGTAATAATTGCATCTACCAATGAGCCAAAACGAAATGCAGCTTCTTTATCACCAAATTGCATTCGAGGATGAAGAATATTTTTCAGTTCGGTGAGGTCAGAGTTACTGACCTCACTACGACTATAATATGTATCGGGATTGTGACTCATGGCTACTTTGCTTTCACATCGTCAATATATTGTACACTCTCATTTTCAATATAGACACTATCCTTGTTAGCCAGTTTTTCACAGAACGTAATTTGTTTCTTGAATAACTTACTCAACTCTTCAACCGAAAGCGTGCACCCTTCTTTACTCCACCACATTGAGAGTATTGGCATGATACCTTCAGGATTAAGTAACTCTATCTTTTGAGTGACTTTTACTTTGGGCTGATAATTCTGCATAGAAGCCTGTTCAGAAAATAATCCGTTCATTTCAGCTTGCTGGCGTGCCATTTCCGCCTTTTGCTTTTCTTCCTCTTCTTTGCGTTTACGTTCTGCCTCTCGCGCTTCGGCTTCCTTGCGTTGGCGTTCTTCCATTTCAGCTTTGACACGTGCAGCTTCGGCCGCATCAGCTTGTGCCATGCGTTCGAGGTTTGCTTTCTTTGAGGGCAGACGGTCAAGAATGAAATCTTTGTTATCTTGAATTTCGGCTGTGTATTGTTCGGTAAATTGTTTACCAAGGCGTTCCTTTGTGCCAGTTTCAATTTGTCGAAGCTCGTCTACCGAAACATTGCCAGGTATACGGATGAGAGTATGAAGATTATGTAACCAGTCAGCAGGAAGAGAAACCGAAAAGTTCTTTACCTCACTGTACACTGTGTTATAGTTCTCGAGCGTAACACTGTTATCCTTTGTAGTGAGCCAATTGATGGATTGATTGAGATGTGTTTGGAATTGTGCCTTAAAATCCCCTTCAATGTCTTGTCTCAATTTTACACGGGCTTGTTCCGCTTGTTGACGTTTGTACTCTTCCTGAC